AGCCTTGTCAGGCACAGGGTGACATATTAGCTCCCTACTAGGTGTACGTACAATAAATTCAGGCACACCACGTATATTTGCACTTGTATTAAACTCATCATCTGCGTACTTCTCCAACCATTCCTCGTATACCATTGACTTTAGTTTTACTGTTCCTGTACCAAGACTGTCATCTCGCTTTATTCTAAACGAGTTCATGTTGATTGTCTTAGCATCTGTAGGATAATAATACTTCATAGACCCTGCAGCCAGTACAAGATCAGACTGTACATGGTTCCAAGGCCACTCAAATTCTTCTTGTTGAATATGTCTTATTGCAGAGTTAACAGCATCTTTAGCTATACTATAATAACCAGTAGCTGCTGCAAAGTTTGTAGAGGTTAATGCTACTTCATTTAGCCTGTGGTTAATGTCGTTAACTAAGCCAAGAAAATCATAAGCCATTTCTATCTTTCCCTAATAGGTAATGTTACAGAACGTTCATACGTCAGTCCTTGAGTCGTATTGATACGGCATGTAATATTATACCTTACATTGTTTGTTCCTTGTCCAAAACGTGCAGTAGCTACGTTACCAGAAACAGTACCTGCAATAAACTGTAAGTTATTTACAATTTGTGCAGTTGATACTTGTGTCTTTGTTCCATCTGCAGCATCAATAAAAAATGTAGCCGATGCTATAGAGTCAGATCCTAGAAACCTAGACCAGTCAATACTAAAGTCTGCTGTTTCATCTGGATCTTTTTCAGGCCATTTGTAAGACATGTGTTATCCTTAGTTTAATATGTATACTACGTTATCTGTTCTAACTGGGCGAATAACTACGGTTCTGTTTTCAGCAGGTATGATAACTGTTCTATTACCTATAGTAGGTGCAATTATTGTTATTGTTCTATATCTACTGTAGTTAGCTGCAAAGTCATCAAACGGAAACAGTACACCAATAGGGTCATCTAGGTTTTGAGCAAATGTAGCATTTATATCAGGTAGTGTAAAGTTAGCTATGCCTGTTATACTAGGTACTACTTTGTCTATTACAGCAGCTACAGAAGTAGGTGTATGTGTAGCTTTACCTTGTGCTGTTAGTCCTATAGGTACACCACTAGTAGTAATAGTGTTACCCATTCCGTTTCCATGTACAGTACAGTAGTATCTAAGTCCTATGCTTGGTGCAGAGTTTGGTACTGCAAATACTACGTTTGCACCGGGTTGGCCTGGAGTTCCAGTACTTGTCACACCACTTGTATAACTATTGTTGCCACTCTTAAAAGCTAGTGGATGTCCAGACAAAGAGGGATCACTAAGATCAAATGTGTATGTTGTTCCTCTTACAAGTTGTAGCGTTGGTGCAACTATATCGTTTAGAGCAAACTTGTTACCGCCAGAATTTACTACTGTTACAGTAAAAGTAGTAGTGCTGTCTACTGTAGTGATGGTATTACCCATACCATTACCATGTACAGTACAATAGTATCTAGCTGGCATTGTACCATATGTAGGAATTACTAGTGTTACCGTAGCTCCTGATGATCCTGCTGTTCCTGAAGTAGTAACTCCTGTGGTATAAGAATTGCCAGATGAATCTTTAAACCTAAATGGGTGTCCACTGTTACTGCTGTCACTTACATCAAAGACGTATGTTAGTCCTTTTGTTAATGTTAACGCAGCAGCTTCTACACCATCTATGTAAAACTTGTTACCGCTTCCACTATTAGCTACAGTTACTGTATAGTTGTGACCTGTAGGCTGTACGTCATCACCAAAGACTGCACCAGAGATAGCAGTTTGTGATGGTAGGTTTGTATTTGCTATACCTGTTATACTTGGTACGTTAGCTGTAAATGCACCTGTAACTGCAGTAGGTGTGTGATTAGCTGCTCCTGTAGATGTCAATGCAGCTATACTTGTGGTGCTTGCTACGTTAGCAGTAGTTATATTTGCTTTTCCGTCAATGTCAAGCGTAGCGTTGGTTAGTGTAGCAGAAACCCCTGTTAATGCTGGAAGATTTACACCTCCTGAAAACTGAGGAGAGTTTAACGCAGAAGCTGCAGATACATTAGCAAGATCAACACCTATGGTGTACTTGGTAAGTTCTGCTGAGAATGGTGTCTCTGCTACTGCTGCGAAGCCAAACATCTACAACTCCGCATCAAATTTAACCATTCCTGGCGATGCGGCATCGGGTTCATGGAGATATGTTCTGTAAGTAGTTAAACCAGAAAAGCCGCCTAAAATATATGTAATACTTTGAGTGCCAGAATAAGTGTTTTGCGCTACGGTTCCTGAACTCGTAGTAAAACCCTGCGATACTGTATCTCCAATTCTTAAGCTTGCGCTTGTAAGTGAAAGTGATGGTTTTGTTCTCATTTGAACAGGTAAAGTATGGTCAAACACAACGGTAGTAGAGTGTGAACAAACACCAAGCCTACCACTTGAATCAGTAGAAGTTGGAGTTTCTAAATAAAAATACCTTTGACACTTGCGAAGGGTTTCTCCATACGGTTCATGCTCGAAGGGCGTACTTTGCGACCCAACTTCTAGCTGACAGCCAGTAAGATAGAATCTATTATTAGTAGAACTAAAAAAACTTTGTGTGCCAGCAGCCCTATTTGTTGTTCCAGTTGCCCAATCACTAGCTAATGTTGCACTTGTATAATTACTACCAGCATGAAGCCAAAAAGATAAACTAAATCCAGCATCTGTCAAAGTACCATCCATTTTTGAATCAGCAGTAGTGTCGGCCTGAAATGTCATTTCAAATCTTTGCCAAGAACTTGTGACAGTAAATGTTCTGTTATTATGAATATAACCTGAGTGTTTATTGTTTAATATTTGAGCAACATATGTCTTGGTTGAATCTGCTTTTGCATAAAAAGAGAGTGTTATTTGTTTAGCATCAGATGTACCAGTCATAGTCCTAGCACATGAGCCAGCCTCTATATGTTGGCTAAGTCTTAATTCTTCATCAGCAGCAATAGAAGTGTCTGCTGTTGTGCAAGAAAACTTTAAAGAATTAGTAAAACCAGAAGGTGCGTCTGTGCTTTGTTCCATTGTAAAACGACCTGCTGTATTATTAGCCTTTATTTTCCATCTGTCGTGTGTGATGTATGCACTTCCACTAGCACCAATACCTGTTACTGAGCTATTTCTCTGTGTAACTTGCATTGAACCATTGATCAGCATATTTCTTCCTATGCCAATTTGCCCATCTATAGGAAGATTGTCTGCAAGTTTTCGTGCGTTGCTCATATGTTCCCCCTAACCAATTAAAAATCCAGTAAAACTACTTTCTGATGCAACGTGCCACCCAGCTAAATATGAGTAAAGTCGAATAGCATCATTAGCTGCACAACTAACTACAGCAGAGGCAGAAGCTTGAATATAATCCGCAGACTGATCACCCTCAACATATGCATATTCACCAACGTCTGACCCGTTCTTTCTAAGTGCTGCAGAACCATTATTAGAATAGCTATTGTCGTACAAAAGAGAATAAGCAAAATAATAAAGTCCAGCAACGGGTACGGTAAATGTTCCGTTACTTGCATTATAATGGGAGCCATTATTAACTGGTACACCATTGTTGCCAATTTGTAAGTATTCACCACTGTTTGAGGTTCCACCAAGTGAATTAGCATTACTTATTCCATAAGCGTGAAACGCTGGGGTATTAGGCTTTGTTACATAGCCTGATGCGTCTATCTTTAACCTCGTTGTGCCGTTTGATAAGGCGTGGTTTGTACCAGTGTGTATGTTGACTGTATCTGCACCACCGATATACATACTTTCTGCACCAGAACCATTGGTATAAGAAGTAATGTAGCCTGTGTCTGTACCAGCAGCTTTAAACTGTATTCCACCATAATTAGCACTGTCTACGGTAAGGTTTGTTGTTGTAGAAGTATCAACAGTTAAAGCGCCTGTCATAGTGTCGCCAGCGGTGTTGACGTATCTAGTATCGGCTGCTGCTTGGTTGAGAGCATCACCAACGCTGAACGTATTGTATGCAACAACTTCTATCTCATCACCTGCTGCTGCACCTGATGTAAGTGTTAC